TACTGAACAAAGTAAAACCTAATCCTAACCTTGCAATAGGTGGACCTTCAATGTTGGCCACTCCGGCAATTCAAAGTCCGGTTATAGGTAATGAAAACTTAGCGCAGTCTATTTTCCAACAAGCATCTGCGGGCGTAGTACCTGGGTTTACTAATGAAGCTATTTCAAAAGCCGTAGATGCAGTTTCTGGATTAACGTCATTTGATTCTGAGCAACTAGGAGCTATTATTTGCCCAGGATCAAAAGCCGTAGATGCAGTTTCTGGATTAACGTCACTTGATTCTGGGCAAATGATAGCTCAGCAACTAGGAGCTAGGTTGCTAGATGAACAAGGACTTAGTATCGACCAGCTTGATTCAATTTTACGTAGCGGGGATTTAGGCACTGCTCAAAACTTTTTAAACGCCTTAGGCCCAGAAATTGCACAAATTGCATCCAGTGGTGACCTAGGAAGAATTTTATTAACCGCCGGATCAGGAGCTCTTGTAAATGCGCTAGGTTCTATCTCTTCAAAAAATGCTGGTGTATTTAACTCATTGATAGTTGGTGGCCTCCAAGGTGCTTTAGATGCCGCAGTTCAGTATGGAATGGACTTTGTCCCATCACCAGCAAATGAAGTGTTTTCTAGCGTAATTGGAGGACTTGACCTAGGTAATGCTCCAAATGCAATTGCCTCTATTCTCAATGGAGGTAGTGTTGGAGGACTAAGTGATGCGGTAAATAGCTTAGCTAATGGTATTAACTTTGGCGATGTCGATATTGGTGGATTAGCAAATCAACTAACTTCTGGTTCTTTTGGCGATGTAGGAAAAATTTTTCAAGACTTTGGCAATTTGCAGAACCTTTCATCTTTTGTTCCAGGCCTTCCGTCATCGGCATCGGCGCTAATGGGAGCCGTTGGTCTTGGTGGACCTTTAACTATGGCTCTCCCTGGAGGTATTGGATTAGCAGCCGCTACTTCGCTCCTTGGAGGCGGTAATCCGCTCTCTTCTATATTAGGAGGAGGCGGCGCTTTCGGTGCTCTTGGTGGTTTATTTGGTGGCGGAGGAGCATCTAACCCCTGCCCATGTGAGCCTAAATGCCGAAAAGTATCTCACGGTGTAGATAGCGATGGCAACAAACTCCTAGACGCAGCTGGTAACTTAACCTTAGATAATACAAATGTTTACGGAGCTGATCCGCTTAACAACAATAAAGGTTGCTTAGCCAGCGAAGTTGGCGTAAGTTTTACTGGTATTGGGGAAGACTTAATTCCTAAAAATATTTCTAACTTTACTCAGATAATTAGATCAATTCCTAGAGTTAATGAGTTAAGCAAAAAATTAGAAGATGCAATTAAGGGCGGGGCAGAAGGCGCCGATATTGGCCTTGAAATGGTTTACTCTATGGAAGCTATAGAAAAAGCGTTTAAGGTCGCGGATAATAATGTCAGTGCTCTGGAGCTTATTCAACGTCTAGAGTTGATCGGCGGTAGAAACTTTATGAACGCCTTAATCTCTGGTAAGAACGGTGGATTACTTAACCTTATGGCCAAAGATATAGTTGAGAATTCTTTAGCGGTTCATGATCTATACAGAATGGTAGAAGAATTAAATAAGGTTAAAGACGGTGGAAGAGCTACTACTACTATCACGCCGGCTCTTGTGTTAACAAAGAAAAATCCGTCTACAATCCCGGCATATTTTTCTAAATACAAATCTTATACAGTTAAGAATCTGCTTAAAAATATCTTAGAAGCTTTATCAATACTTAGTGACCTAGACCCAGAACTTGGGATTCCTTTTGATGGTCTTGAAACACGAAACAATCCTTCAAAAATACTCAATGATTCTCTATCGGCAAGGTTTAACTTGAATCAACCAGAAGAAGATACCGTTAACTCAGTCTATAGGAACTATAGCACCAGTGGAATTAACTCACTTACTCAAAATCAATTAGACTCTGGAGAGTTTGCTACGCTACTAGATCAAATTAACAATGAACAAGAAAGAGCTAGAAATAGAGAAGGCGACTGTAGCTGATATGCAAAAAAGAGGAAGTAGTCTTTCCTCTAAAGATAAAGAAGAACTCCTCAGATTAAAATGTAGGACAGACTTTGTCACCTTTGCAAAAATCATCACAGACTTACAATTTAAATCGTATCCAGTGCATGAGCTGATTTGTTCCTATCTTCAAAATATCGGAGATGGCAATAAGGACTATAAAAGAAGTGCAATATCTCTTCCTCCTAGAACAGGTAAGTCTATGCTTATCTCGCGGATCTTTCCGGCATGGCAATTAGGGCGGAGTCCAACGGCTCAGTTTATTATGAGCTCGTATGCTCTTGGTCTATCTACAGAAAACTCCAGAGCGGTTCTCGATTTCATCACCTCTGAGAAGTTCTCTTGGATATTCCCAGAATGCGAGATTAATAAAGAGAAGTGCAATCTTACCGCTCTAAGAACAGAAAATGGCGGATTGATTAAAATTGCATCTGCAGGAAGTAGCGTTACTGGATTTGGTTACGGAGTTATTGATGACCTAGACCTCCCAGGTATTGGCATCCTAGACGACCTTTTGGCCGATGGTAACTCACTAACGGTCATGGAAAGCACATTTGGTTGGGTGCAGGCACAGTTCTTGACTCGTGGTTTGCCCAATCATGCAATTATCTCCATGGGAACAAGGTTTCATTGCGACGATGTTATCGGCCGGCTTCTTAACGCTGATAGAGATAATTGGAAGGAGCTTAATGTCCCGGCATTATGCGTCGATGAGGATACTGACTCCTTAGGAAGAAAACTGGGTGAGTCTCATTGGCCAGAGTTTTTCCCTATAGAAAACCTTCAGGCTATTAAAAAATCAATCGGGGAAAGGGATTTTAACTCTCTATACCAGGGACAACCTGCAGGTGACGCCGGGGCCATTTTCAAAGAACATTGGCTAGAGACGTTTGATAAGCAATCCAAGTATGGATATATTTATGCTACTATTGACACGGCGTATAAGGCCGATAGCATGAACGACTTTACTGCTATCTGCGTTTGGGGACTAACTAAGGAGAAAGATTTACGCCTCCTCCATGTTGTCATGGAGCGGATGGAATTCCCAGATCTCCAAAAGCTAATTCCAAAAATTGTCAAGCAATGGAAGATCAGATGTGTTTACATCGAAGGTCGAGCAAGTGGGGTGCCATTGATTCAGTCTTTGCGAACGTCGCTGTCGATCCAAATCAAAGAACTCGTACCGTCTAAAGATAAAGTATTAAGGGCAAACTCCGTGGCTCCTCTTGTAGAAGAGGGTGTTGTTAGCCTTTATGAAAACATCCCCAACCTCCAAGAAAGAATCAACGAACTCACCTCTTTCCCATTTATTAAAAACGATGACTTTGTAGATGCGTTTGTGTACGGAGTCACAGTGTACCGAGACGAGCTTATGGGTGGTAAAACCAGCTCTGGTGGTATTAGAACGTCTCTACCAAAGTTAGCATATGACTCTTCAAGTTTATCTCAAGTTTCTCGTAAATCTTCTTCGTTAACAAGTTTATTAGGAGATAAGCGAAACGTGCGCAACGCTGGGGGTGTGCGTTATCTCTAGCGCATGGTATAATTTGCATAGTCGTAGGTTTTTATACAAAAACGACGAGCGCACGCGTTTTATTTACTTATAAGTAATTACTTACTATGTCAGAAAAACCTAAATTTAAATACAGAATTGTATTTTTTAAGCAACCAAGTTGCGCAGCTTGTGAAGCGATGCGTCCTATCTGGTCACAAGTTGCAAATGAAATCAGCGAAAACTATCCGCATTACAAAGTAGGCTTTGGCGAGTGGGACGTAACTTCAGATGACTGGGAGTTTTGCGATAAGATCGAGTGCGATGGCACTCCGAACTTTGCAGTATTTGATGAAGAAGGAACGCTTCTTGGGTTGAATACCGAAGGCGTTATGTCAGCTGGGCAGCTAAAAGATTTTATTTTAGGAGCAATCAAAGATGAATGATGTGCCAATAGCAAAACCTAGAATAAGCTCTAAAAGAGCTAGGGATCTTCGCGATGAGCATATCATATCACAAATGTGGAAGGCTGATCAAGTTGCAAGGAAAATCTCAAACTTTACGGGGTTGCCCTTTGAAGAACTAAGAGATGCTGCTCTTGAGTATATTGTACGTATCTATGATACCTGGGATCAGAGCAAAGGTGCAAACTTCTCCACCTGGGTGAATAGGTGCCTTCAGTTTCACATGCTTAATTACCTCAGAGATAGCTCCAGGCTTGTAAAAATGCCTAGGTCGTATTCTGATCTCTATCTTAAGATTAGGAAGTATTTAATTAAGAATCCTAATATCTCTAATCAAGAGATCGCCGATGATCTTAACATCTCTGTGAAAAAAGTAGATACCGTTCGCACGGCGTTTACTATGAGTTTTAATCCAGTAACCGAGCAAAACTGCATTATAGAGTCGTCAGAAGATTCAGAGATTGGATTTGGGGAACTGTTGACAAATCACAAAGAACTCTTGTTTAGGATCACAGATTTAGAAAAAGATGACGAAACATTTCTTATAGATTATCTTGTTAAGAAACGTTCTGTATCCACTCTTCTCCGTAAAAATCCCCATCTTAAAAACATCGAAGATATTAAGTCATATTCGACTAAGCTAATCAATTACATCTTATGGGCAGACAAGTCGTTCGAGTCTTGGGACAAGACTATACAAAGACAAAGTTCGAAGAGAAGTGGAGCCAAGTCGTCAAAAACACAGAGTGTAACTACTTTGTAAAACCTCCTGACTTTGATTTTATTCATGAGGTGGTAGGTAAGATCGATAAATGGAAAACCCTTCATGCCAGAGAAGGGCTGAAGTATAAAATTAGAAATAAAAAATTTCAAGGGCGAGCAGTTAAGGGAGTGGTAATGATCACTCCTAGGTCTAAGAGGGAGGTTTGGTTGGGTAAGGGAAAAATAGTCGATGAGCTATTTCCTAGAAAGAAACCTATACCAGAGTACAAACAAAATAAAAAAGAAGCGCTTGTGGC